CTCGGCTTCCAGCTCATCCGGGAACCAAGGGTTGTTGTTCCAGTTGGCGTTCACCACTACCGCGTCGGGCGGAAGTTCAGACCCGCGAAGCAAGGCGTCCACCGGGTCGGTCTTGTGCTTCGGGTTCCAGCTGAACCACAATTCCGAACCGGGCTTGCGGATCGTCGGCCGCAGCAGTCTCAGCGAGGTTGGCGACAGGCTGCGGGCCTCCTCGACCCACGCCACGTCATAGCCTTCCAGAGACTTGATGCTTTCCGCCGTGTGGTCTTGCATCCCGACAAAGTCGATCTGGCCACCGCCTGGCGTCCGGATGAACTTGTCCAGAACCTCAAAGCCCGGGACCTGAAACTCCGCGATCTTGTCTTCGATCAGCCGCTTGGCGCTGTCCCTCAGCGACTTCTGAACCTCGCGGACGCAGAGGATGCGCGTTCCCTTGGTCTGGGCGCACCGGAAGACCGCAAGGCCTGCGAAGAAGTGCGACTTGCCGCTTCCCCGGCCTCCCCATGCGGCCTTGTATCTGGCCGGCAGGATCAGAGGCTCGAAGACCTCCGCGACCGGGATATCAAGATCAATCTCCACGCTGTTCCGGCCTGACGATCCGATGCGTGATGGTGCGGACGTTGTGCGTGGCGTTGACGTCCTGTTCGGTCTTGTCGCGCCACTGATCCGGAGCCCGGTTCTTCAGGCCGAAGATGACCGCCGTGGGGTTTCCATCCTCGCCCCGCGCCACAGCCCGCGCCCGGTTCTCCCACCAAAGCACCGCGCCTGCCTGGCCTATTTTTACGGCCTCCGAGAACTCGGGATGCTTTGTGCGCCAAAGCTCAACGGTTGATGCGGCCTTGCCGATCGATCCCGCGAATGCCGCGACGCTATATCCGTCTCTCAGGAACTCGATGACCTGCTCGCAATAGGCCGGGTCATAGTCAGTGGGTCGCCCGCCGGGCATGGTCGCCTCCATACGCCAGACCTCGCGGCCTCCTGGCGTCGATGCGGTTGGGATCGGCCCGCGACTATCGCTTACGGGTCAGGGTTGATGCGCGTGTGTGGCGATGTCGGGGCCGAAGGTGTGAGGGTCGGGCCTTTCGCGCACCCGACCCTCTCCGGTCGTTGCACCAGTCGCCGACCGGCTTCCCGCGCGGGGGAGCTAAATGGCAAGGGCCGAGGTTGCCCCCGGCCCTCGAACCGCCAGCACGCTGACGGCGGGTATCTGTCGGCGCAATTCGCGCGCCTAGTGTTTGGACATGCCTCAGAAGCGGGCGGGTGTCAAGGGGCCTTGTCCACAGATCCGTTGAGGACGTAGTGGAGGAGGGCGTCGGCGTCCCGCCGAAGCGTGGAAATATCCGACGAGAAGTATTCCGGGGAGCGTGTTCTCTGCACTGCCAGCTTCAGGCACTCCAGGCGAAGGGTGATGAGGTCGGGTTCGGGCTTGGGCGGGCAGGAAAGCAATACAGACCGCCTTTGCTCTTCGGAAAGCGTGTCGAGGTAGTTAGGCGGGTTGGCCATCTCAGGCTCCGGGGGCTTGGCGGGGGTGATGATGCGGTAGTGGGTGATGCCAGCTTTGGATAGCATCCACCACGGAAACTCATTGGCCCGGTGACTTTCGACCAAACCGCTACCGTAGCGCACCTCCACCACCGTCTCCGGGTCTACCGGGCAGGTGTCGGTTGTGTGTTCGATCCAGTCGGTCATGACCTCAGAGCCTCCACCAGCGCCACCACCGCCTCTTGCTCCTGCTTTCGGGCCATGCGGGCTCCGGCGAGGAAGCCGATTGCAGAGGCGCTCCGGTCCCATTTTCCTGCAAGCACTTCTTCCCGGAAGTCGCGAGTGCCGTGCTTGCCCACCTCCCACTCCCGATATGCCAGCAGGTCAGGATCAACCGGCTCCGGCGGGGTCCAGCCCTCGCGGACCACCTCGATGATGTAGTGGGTTAGAGGGGTGCAGGGATTTTCGTCAAAGCGGCGATGCGCCTCATCTTCGATCTGTTCATGCGTCGCGGTCATCGTGCGGCCTTTCCGGCTTTGTAGGCGGCGAGGGTGTCGTGGCATCCGAGAATGGCGTTTAGACCTTGAGTATGCGCGCTCACATACTCCACCAGCACCTTTGCCCGTTCCTGCTCTTGCTCTCGGGCTAGGCGGGCGGCGATGACGGCGACGTCCTGCCCCTCCTCCATTATCCTCCACGCCTCATCCGCCGTGGCCTTGTCTAGTTCTTCAGGTTTCATTCCGGTCCGTCTCCAAGCAAGATGCTGATCCGGTGCCAGAGGTTCTCTTCACGGCTGCCGGGCGAGCAGCCGCGGTAGTTGGCGCGGATATCCTCAAACAGGGCTCGGGCTTCTTCCTCCCACGAGGCTCCGGGCTCCCAGCCCACCCGCGCTAGGCGCGCCGCTTCGATGCCGGCCCGGGCATAGTTGTCGGGGTGGGTTCGGTCAGCCCGCAGCCAGCGGGCCTTGTCGAGTTCTTCAGGTGTCATGCGTTAGGCTCCAAAGTGTCGAAGGGTGGCGGCAATGGCGGCGATCACGAGGCTCGCGAGCATCGCGACAACCATCCAGCCGTTGAAGTTCAGCCGACCGTAGGTGAACAGCCGAGGCCAGATGAGCGTCCACATTGCAAAAAGCGCCTCCGTAAGCAAAAGCCACGTAAGAGCCGCCCCGGCGGGGACGAAGGCGAGTGCGATCAGGACTTCGGACGGTTTCATCGCTTGCCCTCCGCCTTGCCCGCCACGGCCCAGCGCAAAAAGTCCTGCGACTTGATGAGGTCTTCATCGCCGCCCTTGTGCCGCTCGCGCCATACGTACCCTATAATGCTGCCCTTGCAATAGCCGCGCCACTCCTCGTCGGTCAGGGCCGCGCGGATTGCGTCGATGCACTCGATATCGCCCTGGCGGTAGTGGTCGTTGGGGGAGGTGGGCTGCTCGGTGTCGAGAACACGGTAGTGGGTGATGTAACCTACTTTTGCGTTGGTGGCGCGGGACCAGTCCCATTGCGCGGCGAGTAGGTCGCTGCGCTCGGTCGCGTCTCGGAAGCGCACCGCGACTCTGGCGTCCCGCGGGACCGGGCAGGGGCCGCCGTCGTGCGGAATCCAGTCGGGCTGCTTGGGCCTGATGATGCGATATCGTTTAACTCGATTCCACGGAAATCCATCCGCCGCAGCGGGGCAGAGGCTCAATCCGGGAATGTCTACGTGGACAAGGGCGCTCTCCGACACTGGACACTCGCCGCCGTCGTGCGGAATCCAGTCGGACAGCTCAGTGTTTTCGGTCAGCAGGTATGGGAAATCTGACATCACGGATTCTCCATCTTCACAACCATCGCCACCATCTGAGCGTTTGCCGACGTGCGCGATGTGATCTCGCGTTCTCCGGAGAGCATGCGGCGGATGGATCGGGGGTTGAGGCCCATGCGGCGGGCGAAGGCTGTGTTGTTGAGGTTTGTGGATTGGATCAGGGAGCGGAGGTCAGCGGGGGTCATTGCGTTCCTCGCACTTTGGCGATCAGGGCGACGGCCTTTTCCCGCCACTTGCGCTCATCGTTGGTAGTGACATTAAACCGCCCAAGTTCGGCGGCATCGAGATTGGTGACGGCGTCGACCAGCAGGTCGAACATCTCCGGAGCTTTAGAGATTAGGCGGGCGTTGGCGAAGCCATACACATCTCCGGGAACGCCCAACATTGACGCTATCCGCGTGTTTTTATCGGCCATAACAAGCCCATCATCGGTTGAGTGAACCCGCCAAGGCCCCGGCGTGTGTTGCTTAGTCATTGCGCTCCTCGCATGTTGCGGTGAGCCTCCAGCGTCCGGCGGGCGAACGACAGGAGGACGTTGTCTGGCAGGGAGTCGGCCAGGGTGTAGAGGCTGGAGGACATGCCGCGCCCGATATCGCCGAACGTCTCAGCTTCGTCGATAGCGTTGATGAGGTCGATGCGGGACGGGATGCGCGGGGGTGGGTGGAGCATCATGCGCCCGCCCTCCGCTCGAAGAAGTCCAGAATATCCAGCGTCTCGCAG